ATGCAGAATTTGTAGTCCAAACTCAAGTAGTAGTTGGAAAAAAGAATTTCAAGATATCTATAATATAAAGTATAAGGTAGCAGATTGGGCCAACAATGATTTTGTATGGCAATCATTGTTGGAAATGACCGATGATATTTTAGAATTACATTTACATGGTGGTGAACCATTTTTATATGACAACGAGAAACATTTAGAAATCTTAAATAAAATTTCTAATTCTCCCAATGCCAGTAAAATTAGATTACATTATAATACAAATGGTACTGTATTCCCAGATCAAAAATATTGGGATGCATTTGACAAGATAGGATGGGTTGATATTCAACCTAGTATCGATGATATTGGTGCTCGATTTGAGTATAATAGAAAAAATGCCAAATGGGATGAAGTTAAAGAAAACTTAATAAAATATAGAGACTATATTAATATTCGTCCCAATATGCAGTTGAGCATCAGCACAACAGTTAGTGTGTTTACAATCTATTATCTTGACGAGATGTTTACATATTTTATGGATAACAAACTACCAAAACCTTGGTTGGGAAAATTATCTAAACCTGAGTATTATAGATGTTCTATATTTCCATCTGAGCACAAAGAAATTATCAAGAATAAGTTATTGTCTAGTAGTCATGAGGATTTGCAAAACATAAGTCAATGGTTAAACGATGATGACTCTGTGCTGTTGGATAAATTTAGGGAAAACATTAAATTACACGATGCGTACAGAAAAGAATCATTTAAACAAGTATTTCCCGAAATTTATTCATGGTTGTTCTAACCAAGATACAAATTCAATAGGATAAACATCTGCAAATTCGTACAGGTCGTAAGGTAGACTTTATCATGATTGACTATCTTGATCTGCTTATGCCTGTTAGCGCCAAAGTTAGCCCAAGTGATTTGTTTGTTAAAGACAAATATGTATCGGAAGAAATTCGTAACTTTGCTAAAGAAATGCAAATCTTGTTGGTTACAGCATCGCAGTTAAATCGTGCTAGTGTAGAAGAAGTAGAGTTTGACCATAGTCATATTAGTGGTGGTATTTCTAAAATCAACACTGCGGATAATCTATTTGGTATTTTTACTTCTCGCAGTATGCGTGAACATGGCAAGTATCAGTTACAGATTATGAAAACTCGCTCTTCAAGTGGTGTTGGACAAAAGGTTGAACTTGAATTTGATATTGATAGTCTGCGTATTCGTGATATGCCAGATGACGGAGAAGCGCATCAGTTTAAAAAACCTGTCAGCAGTATCTTTGATGGTGTCAAGAACAAGAGTACAGTTGTACCAAGTAGCGAACCAGAAGAAAGCGGCAAGATTGTGGCAGATATAAACAGCAGTAAACTAAAACAAATGCTTGCTAATATTAAACAGAAATAAAAACTTAAATAAAATTATGATTTCTCTTAACAATATTAAACATTTACATATGGAATTTAGTTCACTGTGTAATGCAAGATGTCCATTGTGTCCCCGTAATTTATTTGGTTATCCATACAATAGTGGATATGAAGAAACTAGCTTAACACTTGAATTAATTAAAAAATCATTTTCGCCGCAGTTTGTTAATCAACTTGACCGTGGTATACTAGTTAATGGAAACTTTGGCGATTTTACTGCTAATTTAGAATCACTACAAATATTGGATTATTTTAAAACTTGTAATCCAAAACTAAAAATACAAATCAGCACAAACGGCAGTGCAAGAAATACAGATTTTTGGCATGAACTTGGTAAATTTTCAAATGCTATTGTAGAGTTTTGTTTGGATGGATTAGAAGATACACACGCAATATATCGTCAAGATACAAATTTTAATCGAATACTTAAAAATGCAAAAGCATTCATGGATGCTGGTGGTGTTGCTATATGGAAGATGATACGTTTTGACCATAACAAGCACCAAGTTGAAGAAGCAGAACAGCTTTCTAAAAAATTAGGATTTTCAAAATTTCAACTTGAGGACCATGGCAGAAATACTGGACCAGTGTTTGACCGTGATGGTAAATTAATTCGCACTATGGGCAACTACACTGGATTTACTGATATTGAAAATATAATTAAATTTCAAAGTGATTCAAATAAAATTTATTCACATAAACCATATGTTCAAGGTTTGACTCATTCTTGTTTTACAAAAGATAATAATTCAATTTATATTGCAGCAAATGGATTAGTTTATCCTTGTTGTTATATGGCATTTAATCCGTTAACATATGACCAAGGTTTTAACGGATTTATTAATCGTCAAATTAAACCATTAGTAAAACATAATAGTTTACATGAACATGATTTAGAAACTTGCATTGGTTGGTTTAGCAGTGTTGAAAGTGCATGGACACGGGATAGCTATGAAAACGGTCGTTTAATACAATGCGATCAGGTGTGTGGAAAATTTGAAACCGCATAAAACCTCATAAATATTCATGGAGTTTAATAATTTGCGCAAACAATCTCGTAGTATTCTTGATGAGTTGAGCCAATTAGGGGTTGGTAAGAATACTGGATTAGTATTAGAAAGTCGTGCTAACCATATCATCAATAGTGCTATTAATCTTATTAATCAAATCCGTGAAACCTATGATGCTCCAGAGGCAGATGAATTAGAACGCCGACTATTAAATAGTATACGTGCGCAAGAACCTGCCAAGTTTGTTCGTGGGTTAAGGAAGATTAATGAGAGCAAATGAAATATTATCCGAAGTAACAGACCCAAAAGCAACTCCTCCAAAACCAAACGATCCTGAATTTCAGAAGAGTAAAGAATCATTTGTAAAAATTATTAATCAAGCAGTTGCTGAATATAATGCTCAATTATCTAATTTAAGAAAAACATACGCTGACAAATATAAAGAAATAATAAGTGACAATGACACTTTAGTTGATAATATAAAAGATGCAATATTTTCTTTCTTAATAAACAAGGGAAATGGTCTTATTCTTGATGCAGATAAAGATTTGTTAAGCAGAACATTTAATATTAAATTGCCTCCAAAATCTCCTAATCCAACAGTTCCTCCTACTACAACTGGCGCACCATCTATTTCATCACCGCCACCAAAAACACCATCAGAACGTGAATTTGATATATTAGATTTGGATAATACCAGCAATGATAATACAAAAAAACCTAAATTTAAAGTGGTTAACAGTGGCAAAGAACCTAAGCAAAATTCACTTATTGAAGGTATCTTTCAAATAGATCGCAATACTGGAAAGATAACAATAGACCCAAAAGACATTGATAAGTTGGCAAAACTTACTACTTTTATTTGGTATAGAAATCGTAACCTTAAAAATACAAATCCAACTGTATTTGCTAAACAAGCTGGTGTACAATCAACTGGTCGTTCACTAACTAATCGTGTAAACAACAATGCACTTGCGAAAGCAGTTGGCGTAGACCCACAAAATCCAGAATTTTTACAATCACTCGTCAATGCTGTTGCAAATAAAGATAACCTTATCAATTTCTTAGAAAAAGTACGTTCTGTAGCAGGCATCAAGCCGCAAACAAAATAACGGATAACCGCACTATTTTCTCTAACATTTATAAATACTATTAGCGTAATAATAAACGCAAATTTTGGAGAATTAAAATGGCAGATTTTTATCGTATTAATGGTAACGCTGGTGTAGTTGGTGATGGCAAGGGTTTTATCTCAACAGCTATCGGTGCTAGCTTTATCGGAAAGTTCCCTGTAGCAATTGCAGGTTACATTGCAAATTCAAGTGGCACAGCACAAGACCTACGTCTTGAAAGCGGCGTTAACAATGCAATTCCTGCAATCCTAACCTCAATTTCAAGCAACGTAACTGTTCTTGCATATCAGATTGAAGCAACATCTGGTGGTAATATCAGTCTACTTCTTGAAGGTGCTGCTGGTCTTGCATCAACTGATGCTGGTATTGCAACAGTTATTCAAAACACTGTTCGCAGCCTAACCGCTGCTGGTAACAACGCAGTTGATTGCAGTGGTTCACTATTCGTGAACAAGGGCTTCAAGCTAAGCTACACTTAATATATCCTAGATATATTACAAAGTTCAAGGGCGGGCAACCGCCCTTTTTCTTTGCCTAAAATAATACGCAATAAGTAAAAATATGATTCGTTGTTTATCTCTTTTTGATATAAGTCGCAGTAGTAGTGGCAAGCATACTCCAGATCAACTTAGAAATTGGCACTGCTTGTTGCAGGCACTTAGTTTATACAGTAAATTTACTGTAGATTCTTATCCAACGCAGATATTCAGAGATATAAACGGTTTAGGTTTTGGTAAAAATTATGTTGGGCAACATAATGTATGGATATTTGATTTTGAATTACAAGACGCAGAACTTGATATGGATAAGTTATCTAATATAGTACATCAAATACCAATGATAACCCTGTTAGAAGAAAGCGCAAACTTTCCAATTAATTGTACTGATTTATATGGCGATAATCAAAATATAGTGTTTTTATTATTATAACTGTCATAATAAATAGTATTTGCTACTGCATGGAGTTGTTATGGCAAAGAAACCATATGAAATAGAGCGAACCAGTTTAGAAGCGCATGTCGATATCTGTGCAGAGCGTTATGAACAAATGGATACTAAAATGGACACTATGGAATTAAGACTTGCAAAGGTCGAAACCATTGTCAACGAAATTAAAAACATGTTAATTGAAAAAGAAACTTTGGCTTATAAAAAACTCGTTGGCTTAGGAATTGGCATTATTGGCTCACTACTAACAGCCCTATTGGGCTTAATATTGTATGTTGCAAAAACACATACTTAATTGACACGCTGTTGCTGTTGTGATATATTAATTCAATGAGCAAACAATCAGCAACATTTGGAAAAGTAAAAGATTTTATCACGGATCAATACAATCAATTGCCTGTTATGGGGGCAGTTATTGTAAAATCTGTGGTAAACGGATACAAGGTTAACGATATCCTTGTTAAAATGGATGGCAACCGATATAGTGTTGTCAAAGAAAATAGCGAAATAAGTGAATTCAATCAACGTCGCACTGCTATTTTATTTGCTGCATTAGTCAGTAAGAAGAAATATAGCGATAGCAGCAAGATATATGGATTAGATAAGCAACTTGACATTTATCTTGAAGATAAGCAGTTTTATACTATTCGTTTAAAAAACAATGACAACATGGTATATGAACATCGACTATCTCGTGTAGAAAGCGAACTCATTATTATAGATGATCAACTGCGACAATTAGAGAAAAGTGTCGCTCTGCAATAAATACTAGTAAATGCAAGGGCATCATTATGTTTATTAAAGAATTTAACAATCTATCAGCAACCGAACTTAACCAACAGTTAAATAAGGTTTACAAATGGCAATTAGATTTGCAAAAAGTCACTGAGAGTGATGCTAGTGCAATGATGAACACATTGCAAAATAAAATTAGTAGAATTAAAAAATCACCACAGGCTCACTATGCAGAGCGCAATCCAGAATACATGGAAGCAGTAATGGTTAGCAAAGTCCTAGAAACATGGAAGAATGAAATGGCACACGGTCGTAAAATTATCGCAGAAAAGATGAGAGCAATCAATGCATATTGCTCAGTTGCTCTTAACGAGCGTGAACTTTCACCTTCTGAGATGAACAATCGTGAACGTCTTGTTAAGGCTATGAAAGGCAAGAAAGGTGACTTTGAAAAGCGTTATGGAAAACGTGGCGAAGAAGTTATGTATGCTACTGCTACAAAGATGGCAAAGAATGAAAGCATTGAGTTACCGCCAGCCCTAACCGAAGGTGAAATTGAACAAGCACGTGTTACTATGGCTGCTCGTGACCTTGCTGATACTGTTCAAGATATTGTTGAAAAAATCAGCAAGATGCAAAATGAGCAACTACCAGCACTTGTAAGTGCAATGAAAGACCAGATTGGTATGGATCAGGCTAATCAGTTTAATGAAGCTACAAAAGCTACACTTTCATCACTTCTTGACTCAGCAAATACAGCACGTGATGCACTAGATAACGCTAGCCGTGGCGTGTATGACATGGGCGGTAGTGACATGGGTGCTCCTGGTGCTATGGGCGGCGATGATTTGGGTGCTGCTCCTGATATGAATGCACCACTTGGTGGTGACGAAGCACCAATGCCTCCACGTGATGGCGAAAGTGATTTAAATGCTTCTGATGCTGCAACAGGCGGACCTGCTGAATTAGGTCGTGGTCTACGAGCATAATATGAAACTTTTAGAGGTTGCTCCAGATTTTATGAAAAGTCAAGCAGGCACACTGATGACTATTTTACAATATCTGGAGAGTAAAACTAAACCAGGTGTTCAGGTTCCAATTGCAAATATTGCAAAGTTAATGAATAATGCTGGTTATAGTTTTAGTTACGATGCTCTTGATGAATTAATAAACAGCAATCCTAATTTACGTGATATGATTAGCGATTATAATAAAGAGCATATTGTGCTAGGCAAAGAAAGTGTAGCAGACAAAGAGCCAGACGAGGCAGAGGCTGAAAAGCAATCCTCTACCGTAGATAATATGGCTAGCAAAGCAAGTAAGTTTTAATCTAAATACTTAATGCGCATTGGTGATCTTGAACAATTAACCAACTTTCACGATAAACTTAACCCTGATTTATGGGAAGGTAATCGTTTAAAGCCGCAAGTTCGTCTTGCGCTATTCAAGATTGCAAAAGCATTTGTTGACTTTATAAATGTAGAAGATTTAGAGTTAACTGATATTACTATCAGTGGCAGTAATGCTTCATTTAACTACAATGATAAAAGTGATATTGACCTT